TAAGACCGTATACCCAGCCTGCCCCAAGTCCAAGATATTCGCCGACATAGCAGGCCACAGTACGCTCACCCCTGCAACGCTCGACGGTGTTCGCCGACTGGGTTATCTAATCGAGGTGCAACAGGAGGTAGTAAAGGTATGAAAAGGAACCCAGTAGTGCGCGACCTGATTGCCAAGCCTAGGCGTAACGCAGGTAAGCATAGCGACAAGCGTGCCGTGATGATTGAGGACCTAACAAATGTTAGGGCTGAGTTGGAGCAGGAGGTACGGGACCTGATTGACGACATGCTGCCCAAAGCAGACAAGGACGAAAGGCGAGCGGAGTTACTCGCAGACCTGTACCAACTAAAAGCGTTGATACAGAAAGCCAAGCAAGTGCAATCCGAAATAGAGGAGTGTGATGATGAGCAGTAATACATGGGACACGGTGATTGGGGTTATCTCAGCCGTGGGGCTGGTTGTTTTATTAACTCTTGTTGTGTTGGGGGTGCTATGAGTTACGCAAGCTATGCAACGATCAACCCAATCAACAGCTACGAGGATGCAGTTAGGTACATCAACGCAACTGCACCGATAAGGAATAGCAAAAACATAATCCCGCTCGGTGCTAGGCGGTATCACCAAGCGTTCAGTATACGGATGGGTGGTGGGCCATCGGTTGAATGCTTGCTGTACGACAACCCAATTGTGTCTTTCCATTTTTCGGGGACGATCACCATCGCCTCAGGAATAAAGACAAGTCGTTGGGTGTACTCCGACGTGACCGAGGCTTACTTCATCAAGAATCTGCTACGCCACTACGTAGCCGACGCATCCATGCACAAGCGCACCCTGCGTATGACCTTGGTTGATGGGAGGAAGGTGTCATTGCGTGCGGGTGAGCCGCTAGTGGTTCAGCCAAGTTCAGTTGGGGCGAAGAACCTAACATTTGTTAGTGAGGCGCGACTGCGTGGGTGGAAGCTAAACAGGAAAGTTTGCAATGACGTGCGTAAGCAGTACGGAGATTTCTACAGGTATGTGAAAGGGATGGTGTCGTTACGCAAGGAGACCGTCAAGGTCGCTCACTACCAGTACAAAGACACTATCGCCATTCATTTATCCGAGATGGATCTCGGTGTGCCGATGCGCCCAAGCCGACCTGCCCGACCAAGTAAACATTGGCTGACTAGCAAGCCGATGGTGGGGGAGGTGGTGGCGGAGCGGTGGAACCACGAGGCTAGCCTGTGGGAGAAGAAGATCACACATCTGTACGACGACTGGGTGGAGAACGTAAAGGGGCTCCTAACATTTGTTAGGGACGAGGGGGAGACTCAGCACGAGAGCTGGCACAAAGCCTTCCTCATGCTTGCGTACTCGGCACAGTTCAGGGAGATGTTCGTTGACGATAGGGACTTGAGCTTAGGTGGTACGTACCTGTGCAAAGCAGCAGATGTACTCAAGGTACTCGACGAGATCATCTTCAAGTGGCATAGCAAGGAGGTGTTTGAGTTAGTCACACTTGAGGTAGGGCAGGTGCCTAACCCAGAGTACGAGAGCTGGGTAGACAGGTATCCCAAAGAAAGCAGCTAAACACCCAACCCCCATACAGCCCACTTACGTGGTCTGAGTACTCAGCTAAAAACTTGACATTGGGATAACTTTGTGGTATAATATATACTCAAGTGGGAATTTGTTCGAAGCAGGTAGGGGTTAGCCCTTACCTAACAATTGTTAGATGTTCGTTAGTGTCGTTAGTTAATTAGGAGTTCAGCATGGCTAAGCAAGAAATCAACTTTGGTAAGACCGTAACCCTGTCCGAGGCCGAGAGCCTCATCGCAAGTATCCGCAACAACCGTTTCCTGCTCGCTGGTGAGCCGGGGATCGGCAAGTCCTCAATGCTAAAGCGCCTCGCCGAGCGGGTCGGTATGGACTATGCCTACATCGATGTGCCTAACATGGACTTGGGTGACATCGCTATGCCGGTGGTCGATCACGTAACGAAGACCACTAAGTACTACCCCAACAGTCGGTTCAAGCTGGAGAACGGCAAGCCCGTGTGCATCATGCTCGACGAGTTCAGCAAGGGTGCGACTCCGGTGAAAAACATGCTCCACCCACTGCTAGAGGTGATGAACCCACGACTCGGTGATGTGTCGGTCCCTGATGGGTCGATCATCTTCTTGACGGGTAACCTTGAATCCGATGGCGTCAACGACTCGCTCCCTGCCCATACTCGGGCACGTGTTACTCGGGTTGTGGTGCGTAAACCTTCATCAGAAGAATGGCTCGACTGGGCGCAGGGTAAAGGGGGGATCGCCCCCGAAGTATGTGCGTGGGTGCATCGCTATCCGCAAGTGCTGGCAAGTTACCTCGATGGTGGTGCGGGGGATAACCCGTACATCTTCAACCCTAAGTCCGTCCAGAGCGCGTACGTATGCCCACGTACCCTTGAGCTGGCTAGCAACATCGTAGTTCAGCGCACCAGCAATTCCGTGGACGCAACGATTGCCGCCCTTACGGGTACGGTAGGTGAATCAGCGGCGAGGGATCTTCAAGCCTTCATCGCCTACGCCGACCAGCTCCCAGCGTGGGAGTCGATCATTGCCAATCCTAAGGGGGCGAACGTACCTGATATGCCCGGTGCATGCGCAGTTACTGTGTACGGTGCTATCGCTAAGGTACAGCGAGAGACTATGACTGCGTTCATGGAGTACTTGGGTCGCTTCAGTCCCGAGTGGCAAGCATCGTTCGCTATCAACATCGCCAAGAACAAAGCCAAGCAGAGCATTGCGTTTGGCAACAAGGCGTTTAGTGATTGGGTTGCGGCCAACCAAGACCTGCTTTGATCAACACAACCAGAGGAGAACTAACAAATGTTAGGTAACGCCATGACCGAGGAGCGCAAGCTCCAACGAGTGACTATCACTCTCATACGTAACCCTAAGTTCGCATTGTTGAGCGGGCTGCTGATGGTCGGTAAGACTTACATCGCCGACAACGTCCCGACTGCCAAGACCAACGGGCGCGACGAGATGTATGGGCGTGCGTTTGTGAAAGGCTTGGACGAGAAGGAGTTGGCGTTCGTGCGATTGCACGAGGTGGGCCACAAGATGTACCGCCACCTCACTACGTGGCGCAAGCTGCACAAGGAGAACCACAAGCTGGCGAACATGGCGTGCGACTACGTCATCAACATCATGCTGCGTGATCTTGACCCTACTGAAGAACACATCGCTATGCCCAAGTACAAGGATGGCCCTCACAAGGGGGAAATCATGGGGTTGGTCGATGAGCGGTTCCGGGGGATGAACTCCAAGCAGGTGTTCGACATTCTCAAGCAGGAGGGACGCGGCCAAGGTGAGGGTGGTGATGGTGACCCCAACGAGGAGGGGTTCGATGAGCATGGGTGGGACGAGGCCGAAGAACTCAGCGAGGACGAGGCTAAAGAACTTGAGCGAGAGATCGATCAAGCCATCCGTCAGGGGATCATCAACGACCGCAAGCTCAACGGTGATGAAGCGGGTGGACTGGCGCGTGACTTGGGCGAGATGCTCAAGCCTAAGGTGGACTGGCGTGAAGCCCTGCGTGAGTTCGTTCGTTCTGTGTGTGCTGGTAAGGACAACTCAAGCTGGCGTAGACCCAACCGTAGGTTCATTGGCTCGGACGTATACCTGCCGACGATGATCTCGGAGCGGGTGGGTCGCATCCTTATCGCAGTAGACACAAGCGGGTCTATCGGTGGGCCAGAACTCACCGCCTTCCTAACAGAAGTTAGCTCCATCTGCGATTCGGTTAGCCCCGAAGTCATCGATCTTATTTACTGGGACTCACAGGTAGCAGCACATGAAATTTATACCGGCACTGATTCTTCTAATCTTGTTCAATCAACTCGACCGAAAGGTGGAGGAGGTACTTCGCCATCTTGCATCACCCAGTATATGGGCAAGCATAAGCTCGACGCTGAATGCGCCGTGGTTCTGACCGATGGATACGTGGGTTCGGATTGGGGTGGTGCATGGCCGTGTCCGGTTCTGTGGTGCATCGTTGGAGATAACAAAGTGGTTGCCCCTGTTGGTAAAACTGTTCACGTGGAGAACTGAAATGTCGAAGATAACTGTTGATCTGGGCTACAAGTCCTACATCCTTGACGCTAAAGATGCTCTTGTTCTTGCCGACATTGTCAGTAAGGCAGAGATGTACGAGGAGAAGTATCACGGCAATGGCAGAGAGAACACGCACCACGTGTACGCCAATGACGAGCGTTTCATTATGCGCGTCTTGCCTGAGTCTTTGTACAACATGGCAAAGCTGGCGGGTAAGCCAGAGAAGTCCTAACAATTGTTAGTTGTGTTCGTAATTAAACCTAGGAGTAGAGCATGAGCATTGCATCATCAGCAGTATTGGTAAGCCTCAACATCAGCGTGTGGCCCGCATCGAAGATCGACCGTGAGGTTACCGACCAAGTCAACAACGACAATTCGGCTACGCACGACGCTTCGCAGACCAAGAAGAACCTGTTTGCAGGTACGCACTTACGTAAGAACATCGAGAAGTTCGCAGCCAAGTGCCGTGTCACTAACATCAAGTTAACCCTACCGTGGGCAGACAAGGGTGATCGCTTGCTTGCAACCAAGTTGTTCATGGAGCACAAGGGCTTCATTAACAAAGCCGAGGCTGAGTTCAATGGGTTGTGCAACATGTTCTTTACTGGGTACGACCAGCTTGTGCTGAGTGCGCCGACTCGGTTGGGCAAGATGTATAAGGCCGAGGACTATCCACCACTCGATGAGGTGCGTGCGAAGTTTGGGTTCCGCTACGTGTACTCACCCCTGCCCGAGGCGGGCGACTTCCGACTCGACGTTAACAACGAGGAGTTGGAGTCCATTAAAGCTACGTATGAGCAAGACTTCAATAGCCGCATGGTCGATGCGATGCGTGAGCCGTGGGAGCGACTTCACACTACGCTGGTAGGTATTAGCGAGAAGCTCACCGATGAGCCCGTTTCTGATGACGATGGTCCGAAGCGGCGGTATCACGAGTCGCTGATTACCAATGCCCAAGAACTGTGTGGCCTCTTGACTAAGCTCAACATTACTAATGATCCGAAGCTGGAAGAAGCTCGCCGACAGCTAGAGGTTACGTTAGTCAATGCAGACATTGAAGTGATCAAAGAATCACCGATGGTGCGTGAGTCGATGAAGGCCAAGGTCGATTCGATCCTCAGCAAGTTCGACTGGTAAGTTCACCCAAGCCTAACAAATGTAAGGAGTAGAGCATGGCATCAATCAATCAATACGACTACGACATCAACTGCAACTTGGTTGGCCTACCTAACGTATCCCTAATCCAAGACAAAAAACCACTGGACACCACCAAGTACAATTTCCAAACCAACTTGTGTATCTACAAGGTGCTGCACCCACTGATAGGTAAGCCGTGGACGTTCTTACCCCAGCACACGAGAGGGGGTAGGAGCGACAAGATAGATGGCAAAGAGGTTCGGGTCATCACCGACTTTTTCATCTACGAAAGTAGCGAGTACTTGGGTAGCGTTGGTATTTCTTACGTTGGTAGTGGGTACAAAGTAGTCGTAGATAACCATCGCATAACCGATGGTCGCAAGAGCGGTAGGGCTTTCCGTACCGAGAACTTGGAGCGGGCTACGCTAACCATACGCAAGAACTTCTACCGTATGCCTGACGCCGAGCGGGTCGAGAAGGTCATGACTGAAGTGGGCAACCAGCTCAACTCTGCTCATTGGGATACGCAGAGGGAGCTTACGAATAGGGAGCGGTCGTTGTTTGATAAGGCTAAGGACTTCGCCGTTTCCAACATGGAGCAGTACATACGTCAGTATCCTGAAAGAGGGACCTATGTTGAATTGTTTGAAAAGGCCAAGCTGGATCACGAGACGACTGGGCACATCAGTAAGATGAAAGACTACGACAAACTTATACTTGTGCTACGAGAAAGTGAGCATTACATTGTCAAGGTTGGTGGTACAATAAATTCGATGACTGATGACGCGCTATCAGAAGACTTACGAGCCAAGCTCGGCATGCTCAAGCTGGTGGAGAACGGTCAGTGTATCGAGGGTATGGGGTTTCGAGGTGACGAGAACACCTTCCTGATCACACCCGCAGTTATCAATATCTAAAGCTAACAAATGTTAGGAGAGAGTCATGGATGTACGGATGCTAAAGCATGTGCGAGAACTGTTCGCTGTGGACTACGTGCCTATTCACACACAGCGGCACAACCAAAAACAATGGGTGAGAGCGGTTCGCAGATTGGGTGATCGCTGGATCTTAGCCACTCCAATCCCTAAGCGGAAGGAGCCGTATGGAGCTTAGTAAACCAAAACGAAAGGGGCGTGGTCTTGGCAAGAAGCCAGCTCTTTTTGGTACGAGCTTGCGTTTGAGTAAGGAGGTGTTGGATTACTTCAATCTGCACTACCCACACAACAAGCAAGCCAAGATGCGTGAAATTCTTGCCGACTACGTCCGTAATCAAATTAATGGAGTCCGTAATGGAACCGAATGTTAAGCCTAAGAAGCTCACCATGAGCGCGAAGATCCGTGAATACCTCCGTACTAACCCTGATGAGGAACCCAAGAAAGCAGCCGAGGCGCTGGGGGTAAAGGTTTCTTTGGTATATGGAGTCAAGAAGTACGACAAGGATCGTGCGGCTAGGCTCAAGGTCAGGAAGAAAGCGGCAATAAGTAAACACTTGCCCGTATACGACAAGCTCACCGAGCTGCTCAAGCGTCCTGATTCGTTGATCAAACTTCCAGTCGTTAAGCCTGTCGTTGATATGGTTAACCATCCCCCTCACTACACGCTGGGTGGGATCGAGACCATTGATTTTATTCAGGCTAAGCTGACCAAGGAGGAGTTCTTGGGCTATCTCAAGGGTAACGTACTCAAGTACGGCTCACGTATTGGCAACAAGGGCGCGGCGATCCTCGACGCTGGCAAGCTGGCGTGGTACGCCAAGAAACTACAGGATGTGCTGAGCACCTCTTCCTAACATTTGTTAGGTCTCCCTTGAAGGCCGAGCCAAGTGCTCGGTCTTTTTTTGTCCGCGCTTTCGCGGCTAAACCAGTTCCCGCCCCCTCACGTTCTCCCATGTTCCCCCTTTACATTGTCCAGTTATGTGGTATAGTAAGGGGACTCAAAGAGGAGTTTACTATGCACTCGGATCAGTCAGCGGAAGTAGATGAAGACGGTAGGCTAGGGTGTCCTAAGTGCGGTGATATCTACCTACACCAAGGCAGCACCACGATATTTGAGCGACGTGAGGATGACGACTACGTCACGGTGATTGCACAAAACAACGCAGAAGTTACTGCTTCTAAGTTCCTCAACGCCGACACATGCAACCCAAGTTCTCGCCGACATGGGATGCTGATTGAGTTCACCTGCGAGGAATGCCACTCAGTACCCCCCGAGCAAGAAGCACCCGCACCGTTTCGCTTGGCTATCTATCAGCACAAGGGGACTACGTTCGTGGAGTGGTGGTGATGGCAGCAACCCCCGAAGCCAAGGTCAAGGCTAAGATCAAAGCCCTCCTTGAGAAGCACAGTGTGTACTACGCTATGCCTATTGGAACTATGTACGGCAACAGTGGCGTACCTGACTTCCTCTGCTGTATGCGGGGTCAGTTCCTAGCCATCGAAGCCAAGGCAGGTAAAGGTACGACGACAGCCCTGCAAGACAAACACCTACGCACAATCCGCGAATGCGGGGGCATGGCGCTGGTGATCAACGAGAGCAACTTAAACGACCTAGCCCAAATACTGGAGCCGTAATGAGCATTTCGAGCGGAGTTCAAGCAATCATCAACCGTATGGCGTCACACCCGGAGGAGTTCTTTGGGGACAATAGCCCTCAAGCCTCGCGGTGGAACTTTATCTACAAGGACAACTTCAAGGACATCATGACCGAGCCTGAGAAGGCGGCTATCTACGACGCGCTGAAGGTGGTGCGGCGTCAGCAGTTTGAGACGCTGGTTATGACTACGTTGCTACTGCAAGACCAAGATGAAGAAGCGCAAGAAAGCCCCCTGCAAGATCTTAGATTGCCAAATTTTGGCAAGAAGCCAAAAACCAAATGAAAGTTCTCACCATAGATTTTGAAACCTATTACGACAACAAGTTTTCACTGAGCAAACTGACTACGGAAGAATACGTAAGGGACGAGCAGTTTGAGGTGATTGGTGTGTCGGTGCAGGTGGACACCGATGAGCCGCAGTGGTTTTCAGGTACGCACGCGCAGACAAAGGCTTTCCTTGAGCAATACAACTTTGAAGAGAACTTGGCGCTCGCCCACAACGCTATGTTCGATGCTGCTATCTTGGGCTGGAGCTTTGGTGTTAACCCTAGGGGTTGGCTCGATACTCTTAGCATGGCTCGCGCTATACACGGTACTGAGGTGGGTGGGAGTCTTAAAACCCTAGCCGAGTACTACGATATCGGTGTGAAGGGTGATGAGGTTATTGCTGCTCAGGGTAAACGCAAGGCCGACTTCACCGACGTTGAACTGGCTCGGTACGGTGAGTACTGCAAGAACGACACCGCGCTCACCTACAAGCTCTTCCAGTGCATGTCCGATGGGTTCCCGAAGGTTGAGCTTCGCTTGATTGACCTGACGATCAAGATGTTCTCCGAGCCTGTGTTGCAGCTCAACTCCAATCTACTTGAGGGACACCTAACAAATGTTAGGGCGATGAAAGATGTATTGATGCAGACCCTAGAAGAGCAAGGGTATACGCGAGAAGATCTAATGAGCAACCCCAAGCTCGCTGAGATTTTGACCCTACGAAATGTAGTACCGCCGACTAAGATTAGCGCTGCTACTGACAAGAAGACTTGGGCGTTCTCCAAGACCGACGAAGGATTTAAAGCTCTGCTTGAGCACGAAGATCCAGTTGTCCAATCCGTAGTAGCCGCAAGACTTGGTGTGAAATCCACGCTTGAAGAAACCCGGACCGAGCGGTTCATCGCCATCGCTCAACGTGGGCCTATGCCAGTTCCCCTCCGATACTACGCCGCCCATACCGGACGGTGGGGTGGTGACGACAAGCTCAACCTTCAGAACCTTCCCCGCAACAGCCCGTTAAAGCACGCAATCGTTGCCCCAGTCGGCTATGTCATATTGGACGCGGACTCAGCCCAGATCGAGGCGCGGATCGTTGCGTGGCTGGCTGGTCAGGAGGATCTGTTAACTGCGTTTACTAATGGCGAGGACGTGTACAAAATCATGGCCTCTTCTATATACGACAAGCCAATCGTAGACATCACCAAGCAAGAGCGGTTCGTAGGCAAGACCACAATTCTCGGCGCGGGGTACGGAATGGGGGCTACGAAGTTCCAAACCCAACTTAAAAACTTTGGTGTTGATACGCCCATTGAGGAATGTAAACGCATTATTGACGTATACCGTAAGACCTACCCCAAGATCCCTGAGCTATGGGGTGACGCTCACGACGCGCTGACGGACATGATGGGTAATAAAGTTTCGGCCCTAGGCCGCGACGGGCTACTTAAAATTGAGGGCAAAAACGGAATCAGGTTGCCCAACGATCTTCTTATTAAGTACCCCAACATTCGCAAAGTACAGCAGGAAGACGGCAAAAGCGAACTGCTCTATGACACCAAGAAGGGTCGGTCGTTTATACCCACACGGATATACGGCGGGAAGGTGGTGGAGAACCTATGCCAAGCACTCGCTCGCATAGTAATTGGTGGGCAGATGCTAATGATTGCCAAGAAGTACCGCGTGGTCATGACTGTGCATGATGCCGTGGCGTGCATTGTTCCAGAAGGAGAGGCAGAACTAGCTAAGGAATACGTTGAATTATGTATGCGCTTACGTCCGGAGTGGGCGCAAGATCTACCGCTTAATTGTGAATCGGGCTACGGCCATAGTTATGGAGATTGTTAATTGAAATGTCCTGAGTGTTTATGGCCGATGAAGACCAAAGATACGAGGCAATGGAAAGACACTGCCAGAGATTTTAATTGGGTCGAACGGCGCAGAGTATGTTCTTTATGCAATTATCGAGTAATGACAATTGAATTACCCAAAGAAGTTTGGGTTAAATACACGGAAGGTACAAATGAAGAACAAAATGTCTGAAGCTTGGCGTGAATGGTGGTCAATTACTCACGGCAAAAACACCCCGGCGGGTAGCTACAACCCGCTAGAGGCACACATGTACGAGGCATGGGTGGCGGCGTGGGATTCGGCAAACGAACACGCTCAGTTTGAGATTACCCATCTTAAAGAACAACTTCTGCGCGTTGGCAACCAACAGGAGGTCCTTAAAGCCGCATATCTTGCTGGCCAGATGTCTAGGCCAGTCAAAACTTTTTCTGGCAACCAGCCAAATTACGTTATCCCACCGGAAACAGAATGATCCACAACTGCCAGCAGTGCAGAGTGAACCCTGCGACACATAAAGTGCCGGTATCAAAAGGCAAAGGCTTTCGCTGGAAGTGTGAGGCGTGTTTCAAAAAGATAGGCACAAGCGGATTTAAGGACAAAGTGGCGTGATGGGACGCAAACGGGGTAAATCAAATGGATGGCAATGGGCAAATGCTATTGCTTATGCGGGGGATGTTATGTCCATCCCATTTGAGCCTCCGGACAGACGCACCTTTGATGATGTAAAGCTCATCACCCGCCCTGACTGGACGCATTACGCCGAGTGCATCCCTTCAACGGATGACCACTTCGACAGACTGTTGCGTTCCGGGGTTGTGTTGGTCAAAGAGAAAATAACTTGGGATGTAAATTGGACAGGAAATACTTATGAGGTTTAAAGAAGCAACAAGGAGAGAGAAATCACATGAAGCACTGCTGGTCTAAGAAACTGTACTACGTATGTTGTCGTTGGATTGATTACCCCCAAGGCGGCGGTCGAAACTTTATTGCAACTAAACATCTAGGCAGAGCGCGGTATTACGCCAAGCGTTTAAGGCTTAAAGAACGGCAAATTGATGTATGGGAAAAGGGTAAGAAAAAATATGTTTTGAAAGGGAGTTGGCTATGACTGATCGAGAACTTATGGAAAAAGCGTGTGAGTTCTTATTAAGTTTTAGCGTTGGAGAACGCTTAGACGCTTCAAAAGTTAACGACTTAATCTACGCCCTGCGCAACAGACTGGCGCAACCAGAGCGTCAGTGGGTTGGTTTGACTAAAGAAGAGGCAAAAGAAATTTCGCTGGCGAACCGTCCGTATGTCATAGACATGATAGCCGCGCTTGAAGCGAGGCTGAAGGAGAAGAACACATGAAAACCAAAGAAGAAATCAAAGACGAAATTAAAGAACTGTGCGGGGCGAACGAAGCCTTGAGTGAAATAATGGACATGCTTCACGCGCAAAGTATGGAGAAGATGAAGAAGATGTTTGCGCTGAATCAAATGCTCAAAAACATGGATGACGAGGAACAAAGTGGTGGCTAAGTTTATGTGTTGGCTATTCGGCCACAGAAAAACAATCAGTTGCATAGACGCACATTACCGTCACACACATGACAGGTGCGAGCGGTGCGGCGTTGTTCTGCCAATTGTAAAATTTTATGAGGATTGGTCATGAAAGAACCCTACCCACGCTGCTTTGACACCGCTCAGCAGTATGGTGCATGGAAGCAAGCAGCACGGGGATGCTACCCGTCGCCCGGACACAGCTACTGCGAAGACTGTACGCCAGATTTTCAAGCTAAAATGATCTTAGAGAGCCGATGCGCCTTCCCCGGTACTACGTTTTCCACTGGGCCTGACGGGGGCCTACAAGGTAAACGATCCCTATACGAAGTAAGGCTAATTAAGTCCGGGGTTGAAATTACTATACCGACAATAAAGTACTAATGAAGTTGACTATGAAGATAACCATTTCCTTTGAGGCTGATATCGACGAAGTTAATGTACCCGCATTACAGGAGTTTGTAGATAGCCTTGATATTAGCTCTATGAAGATCCATTCCGAAGTATATGACCGTGAAGAATTTGCAACCAACGAGGCGGAACAATGATCGATTACACCTACCCACTGCTAATGGCTCAGCAAGAACTGAAGTCAATGTATGACGCCATGCAGGAAAACGAACATGAGCTAGCACTCAAACATGCGTACGGTGCTTTAGCGGAAACTAAGCTACTTTGTGCGATGGTCAAAGAACTAATGGACAAACACAAATATTATGCGCAACAACGAAAGACACAGAGCTGAAGAGAAGTATGAACCGGAAGAAAAGAAAGGGCTGTTTGACCCCCCTATCTTCTGGTCGGACGTTCACAAGTACTGGAAAGAGCTGTTTAAAATAGCCGCAGCGAAGAAGTACCCAACTGACGACTAGGAATTAGCATGGATTTCGTCTGGTCGCACAGCAGTCTGAAGACGTTTCAACAATGCCCCAAAAAGTACTACCACTTAAAGGTAGCTAAAGACATTGTTGACACTCCGCATGAGTCGGCGTTATACGGCTCTGCCGTACACCTAGCAGCGGAGGAGCACGTTCGAGATGGCAAGCCTGTGCCAAACAAGTACAGCTACATGAACCCCATTCTTGACTCGCTTAACAAGATTGAGGGTGAGAAGTACTGCGAAATAAAGCTTGGGCTGACCCGAGACTTGGAGTACTGCGATTTTGATGCGAGTAACGTTTGGTGGCACGGTATCGTTGACCTGCTGATTGTAGATTCTTCTACAGGCTTAGCGCATATGGTTGACTACAAGACCAGCAAAAACGCTAGGTACGCCGACACTCAACAGCTAGACTTGATGGCTGTGGCTGTATTTGCTAGGTTCCCGGAAGTACAGAAGATCAAATCAGCCCTGCTGTTTGTAGTTAGCAACGAGTTTGTAAGCAAAGAGCACTACGTTGAGAACCGTAGTCAATACATGGATGGGGCTATGCCCGACCTACGCCGACTGAGTTCTGCGTTTGAGAGTGGTGTGTGGAACCCAATCAGTGGCCCTTTGTGCCGATTCTGTCCCGTCAAAACCTGTGAGCACAATAGGAGTTAATCGTGCCCTATACCAAAACCCCCCGACCATATAAGCATGAGTACCAGAAGGAACTTGCGCGTGGTGAACATGAAGCCCGTATGGAACGTCAACGCGCTCGCAACAAGCTCGATCAAAAGGGCGTAGACCGTACGGGCAAAGATGTGTCCCATACAAAAGCACTAGCCAAGGGCGGCACTAACGCTGATGGGTATAAGTTAGAAAGCCCAAGCAAGAACCGCAGTCGCAACCTGCACCACAAAGGCGAGAAGAAGTAATTGGAAATGCAAGATTACTTGTTGGGCTACAACTGGCCCTGCCCACCCGGACTACTACCATTTAACCACCAGAAAGAAACCGCAGCGTTTCTGGCAAGTCACAGGAAAGCATTCTGCTTTAACGAGCAGGGTACTGGGAAGACCGCCTCGGTCATATGGGCTACCGACTACTTAATGAAGAAGCAGTTGATCAAGCGCGTGCTGGTGATATGCCCTTTGTCCATCATGCACTCGGCTTGGCAGCAAGATCTGTTTAAGTTCGCTGTACATCGTAAAGTAGATGTAGCTCACGGAAACCCAAGTAAACGCAAAGAAATAATTAAAGGTCTCGCCGACTACGTCATCATCAACTTTGATGGGGTTGAGATCGTCAAGCAGGAGATCATCAACGGTGGGTTTGACTTGGTTGTGGTGGACGAAGCGTCAGCCTACAAGACTGCGACCACTACGAGATGGAAAGTCCTGCGCGACATTATGAAGACGGTTAAAGGACTGTGGATGCTGACGGGTACTCCTGCTGCACAGTCACCTGTGGATGCGTACGGACTGGCTAAGTTGGTAAACCCTACTGGGATACCAATGTTCTTCTCCGAGTTCATGAACCAAGTAATGTTTCCGGTGAGTCAATACCGTTGGCTACCCAAACCGGAAGCCACAACCATAGTCCACAAGGTGTTGCAGCCAGCAATTAGGTTTGAGAAAGCCGACTGCTTAGATCTACCGGAAGTTGTGTACGTGGATCGGGACGCACCTATGACACCGCAACAGGCCAAGTACTACAAAGAACTAAAGCAGGAGATGCTGATAGAAGCAGCGGGCGAAGAGATTACAGCGGTTAACGCAGCAGTTAAGCTCAACAAGCTACTTCAGATAGCGTGCGGTGCGGTGTACACCGACAACCGTGAAGTGGTGGACTTTGATGCCAAGAGCCGACTGCAAGCAGTCAAGGAAGTAATAGAGGAAGCGTCACACAAGGTGTTGGTGTTTGTTCCGTTCACGCACACCATCCACATCATCAATCAGTACCTGACCAAGCATGGGATCAAGTGCGCAATCATCAACGGCGAAGTGCCGGTGGCTAAGCGCAGTAAGATCATCAAGGACTTCCAAGAGAAGACCGACCCCCATGTGTTAATTATTCAACCGCAGGCGGCTTCTCACGGATTAACACTTACCGCAGCAGACACAATAGTTTGGTATGCGCCCGTGACCAGCGTAGAAACGTACCTTCAAGCAAACGCCCGCATCAACCGCCCCGGTCAGAAGAACGCCATGACCGTAGTGCATATCAACGGGTCACCCATCGAAAGCAGGTTGTACAGCATGTTGCGCAGCAACATAGGCAACCACGAAAAAATTATAGAGCTGTACCGTCAAGAGCTTGACATTGTTCAGAGTTAGTGTATAGTAGAGGTTGTGGGGGTTACCCACTTAGCAATTGGAGGGTTAGATGGAAATTGAGGCTAGTGAAGTTGCCGTAGAAGACGGCGCACCAACCTTGGAGCAGTTGACCAAGGTGTACATCAAGATCCGTGACAATCGTAGGGTGCTTGAACAGGCGTTCAAGGTCGAGGACGAGAAGTTGCAGGAGCAAATACGAGCGATTGAAGAGCAGATGTTAGACATTTGCAAGAAGTTCAACGCAAGTAGCATCAAGACAGAAGCAGGGACAATCATCCGTTCAGTCAAATCGCGGTACTGGACGAACGATTGGGATTCTATGTACCAATTCATCCGTGAAAACAGTGCATTCGCTCTGCTAGAGAGACGGCTTCATCAGTCACATATGAAGCAGTTCCTTGAAGAGAATCCAGACCTTACCCCCGCTGGACTCAACGTGGATAAGGAATACACCGTGGTTGTTAGACGTTCTAAAGAAGGTTAGAAAATGGCTAATTTGCAATTGATGGATCAAGCACTCCCCGACTTCCTTCAGAATTCGGGTGTCAGCGAACTCACCAAGACCCTTGCCGGTCGCTCTGGCGTCAAACGGATCGTGCCCAAGAACGGGATCTTCCGCTTGGTAGTCGGTGGTGAGGAGATGGGCAAGGTAAAGGGTGACCTTAACGTGGTCATCGTTAACGCTGCACCGAAGGTAGGACGCATCTTCTACGCTAAGTCATGGAGCCCAGATGCCGAACCAACCGCGCCCGACTGCTTCTCAAACGACGGTAAAACACCTGATGCTAAGGCGTCTAATCCACAGGCATCAAACTGTGATGACTGCCCCAACAACATCAAGGGTTCAGGCCAAGGTAACTCCAAAGCTTGCCGTTACTCACGTAGGTTGGCGGTGTTGCTGGAACAGGATTTTGGGACTAATCTTGAAGGTGAGGTGTATCAACTGAACCTAGCTTCCAAGTCGTTGTTCGGTGATGGTGGCGACGGTACGTACACCTTTGAGAACTACACCAAGTACCTTAGCAGCAACGGCAAGAGCATTGATTTTGTTGTGAGCCAAGTATCTTTCAACGAAAACAATGACAACCAGTCGGTGTTGTTTAGTCCAGCTCGGTACATCAACCGCCCTGAATACGACGTTGTTCAGAAGGTTGCCGGTACAGACAAGACGAAGGCACTTGTTGTAATGACACCGTCCCAAGCGGATGGTGTTACCAAGCAACCCGCTACGTTAGCTGCACCCGTGGATGAGCCGGTCAAGCGAGCTTCTAAGAAGGCTGAGGAACCCCCAGCCGAGAAAAAGAAGTTAGCCGACGTCATCAGCGCGTGGAGCGATGAGGACTAAGTATGAGTTACGGATACAGCCAACGATTAGCCGAAGCTTGTAGTAAAGCGCAATCTGATTCAGTTGGCATGATGCTTGGACGTTTGTGCATTGAGCGAAGTATTCCTGTTAATAACATAGCCGAAAGGTTTGGTGTATCCCGCACCACAGTTTACAACTGGTTCTGGGGTGTGCATCAGCCTAAGTCTTCGTTGAAGCAGCAGATACTTCCGTTCATTGAGAAGCTAACCAAGCAGTAATCCGGGTGGCGGGGCTTCGGCCCCGCTTCTGTCCTTCTTTTCCCCCCAGAGATATGACAAGTTTTGACTTGCTCAATGCCGTACTGCCACCCGAAGGTCGGTACTGCGCTTGGGGAAACGGACGCTACATCAGTCAGAAGTTCTTCACATCTCGCACAGAGTTTGACGAGAACATCAAGTGGCTAGTTGATAACAACTTTGATGCCTACTTTGGCTGCGCCAAGTATGGCGAGGCCGAGAACCGCAAGCAATCCAACGCGCACTTTTTTAAGTCGATATGGATGGATATTGATTGCGGCGAAGAAAAGGCTAAGCCCGACAAGGATGGCAAGATCAAGGGGTATATCGATCAGTCTACTGGGTTTAAAGCAGTCAAGGCATTTATTAAGAAGCACTCCTTGCCCCGACCAATCGTGGTCAATTCTGGGTACGGGCTGCATTTTTATTGGCCCTTGGATACGGTTGTGCGACGCAACGAGTGGGAAGCTCTAGCCCATAGGCTACGTGACCTTGCACTTGAAGATAATCTGATTGTAGATACTTCAGTATTTGAAGCATCCCGCGTGCTCCGCGTCCCCGGAACGTATAACTTCAAAAACAACCAACGAGCACCCGTTGCGGTGCTAAGTGAGGAGCATGATGTAACGGCATACGACACATGGAAAACCCTAATCAATGCACCCGAACCCGCCGAAGAACGCGCATACATACCCCGCAGGTTAAGCCCTTTGATGGAGTCGATGATGGAGAACCGTATCAAGCGGTTCAAAACCATCATGATCAAGTCGGCGAGCGGAGAGGGTTGCAACCAACTGATCTATTGCTACGAGAATCAAGACAGTATCGGCTACAACTTGTGGCGCTCGGCTTTGTCGGTTGCTACGCACTGCGTGGATCGGGAATCAGCCATCCACAAAATGTCCTCCAAGCACCCTAGTTACCATCCGGGGGAGACAGAGGAGAAGGCACAAGATATAGGTGGGCCGCACCACTGCACAACATTTGAAAACGAGAACCCCGGTGGTTGTGACGGTTGCCAGCATAGGGGTAAGTTCAAATCCCCCATCATGCTCGGTGCTGAAGTAGCCAAAGCCGAGGAGTTTGACGACGGGGATGCTGCTGAGGAAGCTGACGGAGCTGACGAAAGTGTCGGTATTTATCCGAAAAGTTTGCCAGAACCGTATTTCCGAGCCAAGACCGGTGCGCTCTACTACAACGTCCCCTCTGACGATGAGGAAGGACCGAGGTTGGTCTACGAGAACTTCCTCTACGTAGTCAAGCGCATGGTTGATCCCAATTTGGGAGAAGTAGCACTAGTCCGATTGCACTTGCCACGCGATGGAGTTAAGGAGTTCCCCATTCCTTTAGCAGCCATAGTAGTAAAAGAGCGGTTGCGGGAAGAGCTAGCCAAGCAAGGGGTGGCAGCGGGTGACGCGCAGATGAAAGCACTGATGGCGTACTTAATTACGTACGTCAAGAACCTACAAGTAACTGATAAGGCGGAAACGATGAGAACACAATTTGGTTGGGCCGAAAACGATTCAAAGATAATTATTGGTGACCGTGAGATCACCGTAGAAGGTACGTTCTACAGCCCCCCTTCGACCATCACTAAAGATGTTTGCGACATGATGGTGCCGACTGGGACGTTGGACAAGTGGAAAGAAGCCTTCAACATGTACAGCAGACCGGGGCTTGAGGCGCAAGCATTCGGTGCGTTGACTGCGTTTGGATCACCGTTGCTCAAGTTTACTGGGATGAGTGGGGCGATCATTAACTTGATCCACCCTGTGTCCGGTACGGGGAAGACCACCGTACTTTACGTATGCAACAGCGTAATCGGGCACCCCAAGAACCTGACTAGTATCTTCAAGGATACATTTAACGCCAAGATCCACCGGCTTGGCGTGCTGAACAACTTTGCCAATACCCTTGACGAGATTACAAATACGTCGGCAATGGAGTTCTCCGATCTGGCTTACAGCATCAGCCAAGGTCGCGGCAAGAACAAGATGAAGTCCCAAGTCAACGAGCAACGGGTCAACTTGACCAGTTGGCAGGGCATCACTTTGTGTTCGTCAAACGCTAGCTTCTACGAGAAGTTGGGGATCGCCAAGGACTCCCCCGACGGTGAGTCAATGCGCTTACTTGAATACCACATTAAACCCAGTAGCATCATCAGCACCAGTGAAGGTAAGGAGATGTTCGACCACCAACTGCTTGAGAACTATGGGCACGCTGGTGATATTTACGCTACTTGGTTGGTCAATAACCGAGATGAAGCCATCAGAACTCTTCGGCAAATCCAAGCTCGGATCGATCACGATGTACAGTTCACCAGCCGTGAGCGGTTCTGGTCAGCTACAGCAGCGGCTAACATCACCGGTGGTTTGATCTCCAAGGCGCTCGGCTTACATAACTACGACATGAAGGCCATATACAAGTGGATGATTGAGATGCTCAAGGTCATGCGTGAGAACGTAGCGATCCCAGCACCAGATATGTCCAACGTACTCGGCGAGTTTGTTAACGCCCATATCAACAACGTGGTTGTGGTCAACGGTAATATTGATTCACGTACCAGTATGGAAGCAGCACCAATCCTTGAACCTAAGGGGGAGCTACATATCCGCTACGAGCCCGACACGAAGAAGATGTACGTTAGCGTGCAGTCGTTCCGTAAATATTGCGCCGAGCGGCAAGTCAACTACCGTAACTTTGTAGAGCAACTTACGGGCAAAGGCATCCTGACGGTTATCGCCAACAAGCGCCTATCAAAAGGGATGCGAATCGTAGCCCCAGCGGTTCGGGCGATTGAGCTGGATACGACCAAGGATGAGTTCCTCCACATGGATGAGTTTGTGAAGGTTGAAGATGGAGATAGAAACCGTTCAGTATAGGATTGACTGGACCAAGTTTCGGTTTGGGTCATCCTTCTTCGTACCCTGTATCAACCACTACGTTGCCCGTAACACAATTGAAGCGTTTTTTAGGCGCTACAAAATAAAGGTGGTGACCAAGTTGATCATCAACGAAGGCATAAAGGGCCTTCGGGTCTGGCGGGTGTAGTGGTATAATTGGTTTTTCGGTGCTTGTGTACTCTCCTCGGTGGGGCGTGCCACCTTCAACTCCCGGCTGGACCGGGAGTTTTTTTATTCCCCGCGCTTGAGTGTTTTCTCTAGGTTGTCGAGTGCATCGCGCATCACCCTAGCGTTCTTCTCAGTAAGCGCAACACCGGCACGCTCAGACCCCCGCAGCTCAGCCCGTTTGAGGATTGAGTTGTAAATATCCTCCTCATCAATAGCGTTCTCGGGGTTCTTACCGTTGAACTTGGGGAGTTCGTTGGCAATCAACGCATCAAACCGGTCGTAGTTGTCGGTCTTTTGCGCATTTTTGTGCTCAATATTTAAGCGCTTGAGCAAGGTAGCCCGCTCATTCATGACCCGCTGCTCTACACCACTTAGCTTAAATGCACTTGCTTGAGCAGCAGCAACACGGTCGGGGCGGAAACCAAAAAACTGACCAAACAGTTCGCCATTAGTTAATGCCTCTTTGGGGATAAGTTCAGATCCACGTGAACTTTCAACTCCCTCTTTACGATATTTATCCCACACCGCTATGTTACGTAGAGCTGAGGGGCTAGCTTTCTCAATTGCTTTTTGGTAGTCACCCAAGGCGTATGCTTCATAAGCATCAATCATTGAGAGCCCTAAGCTGGCTGTTGGGCCACCAAATTTATCAATTACAAAAGCGATGAAGCTCTCCCGCGCTGTCTTCATATCTTTGGTATCACGACCCCACAAGTCATTTAATCCAATACGTGAGGCAATGTCCCAACCAGAAATAGCGTTAATCGGACCTCGATCAATGATGTCAGCTAAGGTGACGTTGCCAATACTTATGTGCCCAAACGTTTCGGGCAGGAACACGGTACGGAACCAAGTTTCAAAGTCTTTATCTTTTAGTTCATCAGGCAAGTCATCGTCATCAGCCATCTGCTTCCACGCCCAGCCAAGTAGTCCCATGATAGGACTAAAGAAGAGCATGTTGGATGCACCGGCCAACATTAGCGATGCGCCCATAATCCCAAAGAATTTGGTTGCAGCTTCCTTTTTACCTTCCGCATTCAAGAAAGGCATCATTCTCTTGAGGCTAGTAAGCGCAAGCAAAGTCATTTGCAACGGGTACATCTTGAACTGGAAGGCAATTCTTCCGAGCCCCTTCTGCATCCAGCGTGGGCGGTTCTCAATGTTGTAGTCACCAAGCGATTCGTTTACGTCCGATACTGCTTGATCAATTGCTTCATCATTAGTAAGCCCACGCTGCTTACCCAGTCGGTAAGAGGCAAGATACAGAGCCTCACGCGAGAGCCGCTCGGTATGGTGCATCAACCCACCAATAGCTAAATTAGCTAGGTTTTTACCTGTGCCGACTATGCCTTCTAAATTAACATTAGGTGCGCGGGCGTAGCCCCAGACTAAAGAGGAGTACGTGGAATCCTGCACCCCACGTTCAGTCATCTGACGAACTGCTTCGCGTTCGTCGTCTGGGAGCTTTTCGTTGTTCGCTAGGCTTGGCGCTTTGATGGAAGTAGTACCATCAAGGTTACGTCGCATAATTCCATATTGGTTGACAAACGTCATCATGCGACCAATTTCCAGCGCGGCACCGGACACATTTCCGTGATTAGCACCAAGCACCCATATGCCGGAAATCAAAGGGCTAAATGGCTGTATCAACGCCGACGATGCACTAGACAGATACCAGAGATACGAGAGCTTGTTAGCTGCGCCAGCTACAGCATCAGCAATTCCAGCTTCACGCCCGGACAACGCCGACTCAACTCTACGCTGGGCTTCACGCACAATAGGAGTTAGTTCTGGGCGGTCTGACAGTAACGACCTAGCCGCAGTAAGATTGTTGCGTAGGATCGGAGCGTATTTAAGGCGAGACAGTTGAGTCGCCATCTTCGATGCAGTAGTAGCCGTGTTCCTGACCAAGTCGGTACTGAAACCAGCAATCCCTTTACGATGCACAAACATCTTGCGGAACGTCTGCTCGGGCATCGTCTGCAAATAGATCTGATAAACCGCGTCCTTCAACCCTTCCTTAACGTCGGACTCGGTCAGGTCTTGGCTATCAATCGCATCAAAAAACTCTTTGAGCATGTTGCTCGCATCACGCGAAGCAGTACGCAATGAATTTATATCGTCGCCGACTCTGACTTCACGGTTTGCGTTTACTGAACGTAACTGTTTGGCAAACTTATTGCGCTCCCGGCGAGACTCAAACATAAAGAACTGTCGGCTCGGCCCAGCACCAGTAGCCACCCAGAAAGTTCCACGGCGAACTAACGGGAAGAAAGGTCTAATTGATCCTTCACCTTCGTAAGCGAGTCGGATGGTAGCCATCAGTTTGGCCTTTGCTTCGTCGCTTATACCTTCTAGATTGCTGATCTGGTCATCGAGCAGCAGACGATACAGGTCATGCACCCGTTCGTAGTACTCACGTAGCAGTTTGTACGCTTCTTTACCAGCGGGGCTTAGTGCCCTATAAGCTGCATCAAGTGTGGGTGAGCGTTCTTGCGCTGCAACAATCGACGGGTCAATGCGAGCAAGCGTAGTTTGCAGAACTAGATCTTCAACCTTTTTTCTTTGGTCTGGCTCAGCGTTGAATGTTTTCTGTAGCGCGGAGATTATCTGCTCTGCCCCCTCCAAGAACTTGGTAGACATACCAGTCATGTTCTGGAGATTCTTGTGCATATCGTTGAGCATGGGTACTTCTTTACCCATCCACTTAGCCAAGAAGTCAAACGTAGGTAGGCGAACCATCACCTCGCGCTGAGCGTTCTTCGCCCCTTCCCACATTGCCGGGAATATCTCTAGCATTTGTTTGGGGTCACGGGCAAGCTGCATAAGCTTCACCCCACGAGCTTCTTCCCCAGCACGTGATTGCTCTACTGTGATCTGCGCTTTCCTAACCGCGTCATCGATCTCTTCAGCACTTCGTTTGGCTTGGGCGGATACTTGCGTACTTGTACTTTCCAGCGGGGTGGCTTCCTCTGGTGCTTCCATAAGGTTATGGACTGCAAGGATGAGGTCGGATAGAGCGTTTACTTCACTCTCTTTAATCCCAAAGAAGCTGCGGATATTTTGCACAAACGTAGGGAACAGGTACGTATCTTCATCAAACCCTTCGGTTGATTTCAGGAACTCCTGCATCCGGTCGTCGGTCATGCCGTAGGCAACGAACTCCCGAGGATCATCAAAGATATCTCCGTAGTTAGCCAGAGCGGATATTTCTTTGGGTAATTCATCGACCGTCTCTAACTCATTGAACTTGTACCCAGTAAAGTTCATGATCTCAATCAAGCGCTCAAACGACTTGACTAGCTTAGATTCGAGGTGGATACCTTTATCAATATATTCTTTGGCTAGAGCAATCTTGTAGTTGGTAGCCCCGTGCAGTAGCTCATGCAGCACCGTAGTGTTATTAGCACCTTGGGACTCACCAAAGGAAGCACCGCGAACGAAGATGGAGCGAATTTTTGTTTTGTAGTTCTCAATGTACAGCGCACGGGAACGCGCCCATTGCAGTGCATTTTTTGGGCTACGTAATTGGTCAGGTACCGTATCCCCTTCCTCAACTACAGTAAATCTTATGTTACCAATTGAACTACGCAGTCGGTTAGCAATAGCTTTTTGCGCCGCAGTGCCAGTCCTAATAATATGGAACAACGCTTTTAACCCACTAGTGATACCACTGTATGCTGGGTCTACTGGCTCGGATATAGCTTTACCAGCCGCAGGTAGCGTTTCTTCCCTTAGGTTTACTCTGCTGACAAGCTCCATCCCCTTTTTAATGTCAGCCTTCTCCTGCTCAGTAATGCCGGGGCTGTTGAGCAGGTCTTTAATACGTTTGTGAATCGGTCGGCCACGGACGATTGGGTTGGCATCGAGCTTTAGCAGCTCACGTATAGCGGCCTTTCTTGCTGCCCGCTTATCGTCCTCAGCTTCAGCAACTGCTTCGTCGGTCTCAAACGCATCTTCATTTACGGGAGTAAGCGCATCCTTTAGGTCGGTGGTCAGTTTCTGAACAGCGCGAACTATCTGAGCAAGCGTAGCCCGTTCAGGGGCGTTTTGTTTTTTCTTTTCCGCTTTTTGTTCTTCAGTCAGCGGCTTGCGCCCACGTTTACCCGCAGGTTGTTGGCTCGCAGCTTTAGCCGCTTTCTGTTCTTCAGTTAGCGGTGGCCGACCCCGTTTTTTGGGAGCTTCGGCTGCGGCTGGAGCGGGAGGAACAGCAGTTTGAGTTGCGTTGTCCCAAGTATATACACCGTCAGCAACGTGTTCGCCCGCAAATCTTTTATCGGCAATATCACGAGCTTCTTCTTCCGTCTCAAAAACCCGTTCAACAGCGGGAATACCACGGTCTAACCAATCAAGTCCAAAGCCACCATCCTCGTACTTAGTTATCCGCAGTGTTGGAGGGGTGGTCTTGGATTGTTTTTTAACTGCTTCGTCAAACGCTTTTAAAGCTACGTCGGTGTAATCTCTTTTGCCTTGCTCAACAAGAGCATCTGCAAGGTTTTGACGGTACTCGTCAATAGCTTCTTGTAACGACTCATGAGCATTTCGTTGGTCAAAAGCCGTACTTACGTATTGACTTGCCATATCGCGTGCGTCGGTTACACGCGCTTCTTCAGCGGCTTGCGCTGCTGCTTGTAATTTATCCGCACCCTTTTGGAATAAAGCTTCAGCTCTTAAAATTACATTTGGGTTTGTGATACCTCTTTCCCGCATCGTGTCCCGAAGGTTTTCAAAATGCGTGTCAATTGAGTTTTGTAACCCACCCCAAAACTCTTGCTGGTCTTCAGCGTCAACGAGCAAATTCTTTGCAAACTTGATGGGGTCAAACTTTTCTTCTACTGGAGTGGGTCGTTCTCCACGAATTAAAGCAATTGTCTCTTCTGGGTTAGTTGCAATCCCTGCTTTAAGCCCAGCAAATGCAATCGTATCAACGGCGTTGTTTAGCTCTTGTGGGATGTCCTGCCAAGTTAACTTTCCTTTTTTGGCGAGTTTGGCTTCTAAAGCACCAGCCCAAAGATCACGATCTTCCGGATCAAGTGACGCTACGCCACTTTGAATTTGCGACTTTGTTTCTTGGTTTAGTGGAGCGGGCTTTGTTGCTTCTCCAGCAGGAGGCTGTCCAGCATCTTCTGAAGTAGGTACCACTCCGCTTGGCTCAGCTCCACTAGGTCCTCCGGGGGGGACTCCTGTATCGGAGACGCCAGCCACGCCAGCGCCTTCTCCACTTGGGGTAACGACAGTTCCTGTATCACGTTGTTCTCCTGCTCCAACTAAAGAATGCCCTCTATACCCAAGCGGCTCAAAAGAATACGCCAACAACTCTGCGTCAGATTTGTCTTTTGCAAACGCAGGTTTGAATTCTCTAGGAGCTTCATCGGGGGCAATAATGAGTGCGCCTCCGTCAGGAAGCCGTGCAACTCTTACCGAGAAAGTCCCGTTGTCTTCCGTATCAACTTGGTAATCTTCTGATGATTTAAATGGGCTACGTCTTTTTGGAGGTTTAGTTGCTGGCGTTTCAACTTTAGGAGCTTCCGCTTCAGCAAGCGCGTCGGCTTCGTCTTGCTCTTTTATCTGCGCTTCTGCCCGTTGGCGAGCTTCTAGTGGTGGCACACCGGCAGCAATAAATTCATCAGCAACGTCAGCAACCCGCTTCTGGGCTTCAGAGACTGGGCCCCGCTTGGTGACTTCTGCTTGCAGTAGGTTGACCAGCTCTTCGTTGCGCTCTTCTTCCGGTTTATTTAGTTGAAACTCCAACGTAGCACGCACCGCAGCATCGGGCCATGTATCTACCGGAGGCAGTGCATTCTCAGGAGTTCTACCAACCAACTCGGCAATGCGACGAGCTTCCGACATTGGAAAGCCCATTTTGTTTAGCCGAGCGACTTCCGCTTCAATGTCCCTCTTAGGTGCTGGTGGCGGAGGGGGCGGTGGCGCACCCTCTTCCCTAAATACAGGTTCTTTACGCCCAGCGGGGACAATTGTTTCCCATCCTTCACCGATTGTGGGTTCAGTAGGTTTGGTAGGGGCAGCAGGTGGTGTAATCCCCGGCACTCGCCCAGCTTGAAGTTCTTTAGCTTCGCGCAATGCAGCCCTAACTTCTAGTGGAGAGCTTATCCCTTCAGCAAGCCCTTCCAGCAAAACATCCGCTGGTTTATTAATTTCTCCTTTTGCGGCCTTTTGAGCCGCAGCTTCACCACCAGTACCGCCAGCTATTTGTACGGCCAACTCTTTAGCCCAAGCCGACACCGTCGCATTACGAGCAGCAGAGCCAGTTAATTGCCCAGCCCTAATTAATTCTCTTGCGGGGCGCATAAAACGCCCAGCCAGTCCAGCCGTAAGTGCATCAAACCCACCAATAATCAACCCACGTTTGGCCCCTACTTCCTTTATCTCGGCCATTATTTTGGGGTCGCGTAGTGCCTTCTCTATAGCAACAGGGTCTAGTAAGTTCACCTTTTTTTCTTGGAGCACGTCGGCCATAGCCGAGCCATACTCAAGACCGCCAGAACCTATACCAGCAGTAGCACCTCTAGCTACGGCACCAGCAGGGCCGAGTGCCAAGGCGGGGCCCATCATTGGTATTGAGACTGCTAACGAATCCACAAGCATCGTAAAAGTAGCTCGGGGGTTTGCAGCTAGCTGGTATGCAGCATCGCCAAAAGTCTTGGCGTTACCAATATTTATCATGCCTTCTTGGATGTCATCCGAAGGCGCAGCCGCAGCGCGGTTTCTTGCAGATTGAGCTAGTAGATTAGCGGTCTGACTGGGTGTGAATGCCCCAGCCTGAAATAAAGAAGCGGTGATAGCGTCCTTCAAGCCAGCTTTGGCGCGTTTACCTACGTTAACTACACCTTCGGTGTACGTTTTTCTAGCCGGTGTAATTTCACCGGTTATGGGCTGAGCAGGGGGTTTGATACCCGCAGGAACAGCTTGCTGTTTGAAGTATTCACTACCACGAGACTGGCCGTGCTTAATGATATCGGGCCACGATATGCCTATTTTGGCAAACGCATCTCGGACTCCCTGCTGAGGAGCATTCTCCTCCAGCATATTTACTGCGTCGTCTAACGCCTGAAGTCTGTTTGCATACGGAACTTGTTCCGTTGCTTGAGGGGCAGGGGCAGCTACGGGTTTAGGCGCAGGGGTAGGGGCGGCGGCTTTTTTGGGGACGATTGTTTCCCAGCCGCCTGTATCTTCAACAGGCGCAACTTTACTACTAGGGACTATCGTTTCCCATTCGGAGTCTAGCGCCATAGTTATTTAACTTTAATCTTTTGTTGAACGGAGCCATCAGGCAATATTCTATAGTCGTATTTGCTTGGGTCGTAGGTTTGACCAGCGGCTTCTAGTCTAGCCTTAATATCACCAGCAGCGGCAGGTTTAGGAGCAGCAGGAGCGGCAGGAGCGGCGGCAGGGGCAGCGGGAGCAGTAGGTCTACTGGGGAACGTAGAAGGAAGTAGTTCTGGAGGTAACGCATCGCGTTTGTAGTCGGCGATGTAAGCTTTCTTGGCTTCATCTTCGTTTGCAAACTTAGCCGAATACTCTTTCCATTTCTTCTGGTTAAGAAGGGCAAACTTACCAAGCGCTTCAACTGCATCGCTAGTTGCTTTAACCCCAGCGCTAATACCCGAAGAGGCCAGCCCAATTTTAAGTTGACGGATAGCCTCGGCTTTGGCTTCAACGTCAGACATATTGGGGTTCTTTGCTTTGATGTCAGCCATCAACGCTGCGACTTGATCTTGTGCGTCAGTTGTACGTGGGATTTTACTTGCAGTAATCCTAGCCGCTGCAAGCTTAGCCCTAGCCATAGTATCTGCTGCGCCTTCTCTACCAGCAACACTAGCAGCGGCGGCAATCGATTTGCCGAGGAGGTTAGCAACGGTCGTGTTGTGAGTGTTGGCAATCTTGGCGGCTTCGACGTGGTACTTCTGCTCATCGTCAAAGCGACCTTCAGCGTGAGCGCGTCGGGCTTCGTCCAGTTTGTTGAGCACATCAGACTTAGCTTGCTGTAGCTCAAGCTCTTTCATGCGCAACCCTTGCTCTTTCTCAAGCATTTGTTGCTCTTGCTTGTTAGCTATGCTTGAGTAGCCCCCAAGGATACTGGCTAACGCACTACGTCCATACTGCCCACGACTACCAATCGCGGCCTCACCCAACTGTTGGAACAAACTAGGTTTGGACTTTTGGGCTTCTTCGCGTTGTTTAGCGTACTCGGCTGCTTGCGCTCGCTGTAGTTCAGTTAGCCTAGATTCAACATCTCCGCCGATTGGTTTAACCAACGACCCAAACAAAGCGGGGTTTTCTTTTGCCAAACGCTTACGGGCTACTTCCGGACTTTCACCCGGACTAGGCGCTTCTTTCCTTCTAAGGTTCTCCGCTTGCGCTTCTAGTTTTGCAAGTACTTCTCTGGATGGTTTTAAGTATTCGCCAGTGGTGGCTTCATCATCGTCGTCATCGTCAGTTTCTTTGGCAGCAGCCTTAACAGCGGCATCTACTCCACCAGCTTCGTTAAAGGCAATAATCCCACCCGAGCCAAACTTAGCCACGTTATCTTGGACAGGAAGGCCAGCTATACCAGCCTGCTGCGGAGGTTGTTGTGGCATCCCCTGCATTTGTTGTGGGGCTTGTTGGGGCGCAGCCATAGTCATTGCTTGCTGCTGAACTTGCTCACTAACCGTGCCTTGGGGTTGTTGACCAGCTTGCTGTTGTTGCGCTAGCTGCTGCATCCGCTTGTTGCGGGCTTGCAGTTCCCCTAGTGCCACGTAGGGTGGCACAGTTGGATTCATACCGTTGGCATACTGCGCCAACAGTTGAAGGGTCTGAGGAGTATTAGGTAGCTGACGAAGATCGTCTTGAATTTGAATTAAATTCATTTAATACCCCCAGTCCCAGTCCCAGCCCCGGTGCCAGTAACTGTAGCCGCAGTATTGCTAGTATTGAACAGACCTTTAAACAGATCCCCAATCCCTGACGACTTAAAGATATCCGCCAAACTACCTTGCCCAGTCACACCTAGCAGCTTATCAATACCACCCAAGGAGGCGAGCAGTTGAGCAATCCCACTCAGTTCAGATGGAGTATTAGTTACTGAAGACGTCGGCAAGCCCGTCAGCGCATCGCGTTGGAACTGCAACTGCTTGTACGGATACTCACGTTGCTTCTCAAACTCACCCTTATCCGCAGCAATCCCTTCAGCCGTAATGCCTCGCTGGGTCTCACCCATATTTGCCATCTGTTGCAACAAATCTCGATTAGCTGCAAGTCCTTTTAACCCAAAGTCAGCGCCAAACTGGGCTTCTTGAATCTTGCGCTGCTGCTCAGTATTAAACTGTTGCTGCGCTGCATCAAAGGCATTTGCGTACCCCTGACCAACTGTCTGGTTGAGACTCCTAGCCAATTCCGCATTGGACTGAGCCTGACCAATTGCTTGCCGACCGCCACCAAAAGCACCTGAGCCAGCGAACTTAGCCCCAATTGCATTTTGAGCAATTTGATTCTGTCGGCGAAGCGCATCTAACTGTGGATTAAGGACAGCCTCTAAGTATGGGTTCATGTACTGCTGAACCTGACTTGACCCTTGCCCCCCTGCTCCGGAGCCAGCACCACCAACCGTTATATCTCCGGGCGAAGCAAACGTACCACCAACAGGTGTGTACATCCCTTGATTAGGAACACTTAGGTTACCAATACCTTGGAACGCTTTAGTTTGTAGGTCTGACGCACCAGCCGTTAGTGGGCCTTTGTACGTCTGGTATGGTGTGTTGGCTAGAGCTTGCGCTTTACCAAGGTAGTCGGTTATGTACCCCGCAGCCCAAGGAGCCAACCCTTGCGTAGAAGTTCCTCCCGCTGCTGGGAGTGATGAACCCGCCGTACCGCCAGTAGCTGCAATTGTGGTCATTATTAGTCCTTACGCTGGCATGTGCCGGTCGGCGTGGGAATCTTTGCCTCGACCTGCTTTTTTACGGGCTTGGTGTACGCGCTCCATCATTTTGAGCAGCTTATCTGCACCCGCTTCGCTAGATCCATTACCTAACTCCGATACAGTTCGAGCGTCTACGACAAACTCCCCACGAGCTAGCCTAGCTGGTTGATTAGATCCAATTGTAGCTGGGATAGAGTCAGATACACCATCCCCCGCGCCCTTTAAAAACCGTCCACTTGCTGCACCAAGTCCAGCAATACCACCAGCAGCCATCCTAGGTGCGTACTGTACAGGATTGAAGTATGTAATTCCACCCTGACCCGGACGATATGTAGGGGCTTGAGTTTGCGTTGTGTATGGAGTCTGCGTTTGCGTAGCCGTCAATGCTGGAATAGTTGCCGCAGGACCCCCCGAACCACCTTTACTACTTTGGTTAGCTGCGTACAGCATTAACAACAACGGAAGAAGCGACCCTAAACCAGTTCCCTGTGGTTGATTAGACGGAGCACCCGTACCGGTTTTGGCAGGAGTAGTCGCCGCTGCTTTGGCTGGGGTTGTAGCAGTAGTTAGTTTTTGGGGAGTTCCCGCAATTGGTTTTCCGCTAGCATCAAACCCCGGACCAGTCCCTCGGTCAGTGAGCAAAGTACCGCTTCGGGTGTATTTAAGGACGTTACCAGCATCATCCCTTTCTTCCCACATTCCAGTTGTGGGGCTCCAAACAGCAAGTGGCCCAACCCCCGTAGGTCTTTCAGGCGTATCTCCATACGAAGAATCAAATCCGGAATAAAGGCCAGTATTAAAATTAGGGAGGTTAGCTACCGAGCTTGTTTCTGCTGGTAAAGTTTCCTGTTCAGCCGCACGCCGTTCAGCGTGTTGTTCAGGATCAATATCTCGGTTTGCTAGCTCTTGGTGATTAGCTGTAAAATTACTGCTATCAAAGTCTAAACTACTGATGTAGTTGCTCAGATCTGAGCTATCAAAATTATACCCGCCGAGGCCAATGTCGGAATATCCGCTGGGCAGGCTCTGTAGGTACTGTTCTACTTCGTAAAAATCATCATCCATGTTGTTTCCCCCTGCCGCGTTTGTTGCGGTTAAATCCGTGTTAGTTCCTGCCGTGTTTATGGCGCTTAAACCAGCGTCAACCGGTTGTTGCAAAGCCGAATTTGTAAAAGCACTAGTATCAAACTGAGTCGGTGCAGCACTTGTACCAGTACTGCCCAACTTACCCAAGCCGATCATTGAGTTAAACGCACTCATTGGGTTGCCAGACATAATACCTTGACCTAAGGAGACGGCTTTACCCGCTGTACTTAGATCTTGGTTACCAGTTAGAGAACCTACGGAGCCAAGCGCAGCCCCAATGTTGGGGTTTCCAGAAGCTAAGTTTGATGCTAACGATGCAGCATTCCCAACATCACCAAGATTAAACCCAGTACCAGCAATAGGAGTACTACCCAAGCCACCAGCAAGATTAGAGTTGGAAGTGAGAGCATTTACCGCTCCAAGTAAGTTTCCTTGATCAACCGCGTTGTATACGTTTAGCCCAGTGGCAGCATTCTTAAATGCATCACCCATACCACCTAAATTAGTAACACCCGCAGCACCAGCTAACGCAGTCAAACCACCTAAAACGTTTCCATGTGCAAGTGCGTCGGCACCTCTGGCGGCAAGAAAAAACGGAGAGGTAGCAGGGATGATTGACCCAATAGACATAATCGCTTGGCCGACTGGGTTGTCACGCAGAAAACCATGCGACCGAGGGCTCCACTGAGGACGGAAACTAACGTTGCCTTGGTCGTCAGCGTTTAAGTGAAAGAAAATGTTGCCTTGAGTTTTGCCGCCGTCTTTTACGTCATAGATACCCAAACGGGTAGGGTTGATTTCCTCGCCAGTAGCTTTATTAAAGTAAGCGTTTTCGGTGGTTTCTGGGACGTAATGCGCGGCTTCGTCCGTCCCTTCAAAGTGACCTGCAACAGGAACCTGCTTTACACCAATATCCTTAATACTGGTGATCCCTTGTTTCTGAAGACCTTCAGCAATAGCTCGGTTCTGAGGCTTGTCCCCACCCAACTCAGCAAGAAGAGATTTAAGATCAGCCATGATTTATAGTGCCGATACAAATGTTAGTGTTGCCACGTTGGACGCAGTGGATGGACGGGTTGGGCTTACTCCCGCTGCGTATGCCTGTATAGTAACTGCCGCGTTGGTTGTGGACCAGTAAAGCTGAATATAGTCGTTAGCGGCAAGAGAAACGTAAAAGTTCCACCCCACAACTGCGTGTCCGTTTACCCCGCCGTGTTTATTAATTACAGACACAAACCCAGCAGAACCAGCAATATCCGTTCCATTCTTACGCAACCAAATGTTTAAATCGTGTTCCTGAGTGTCAGTGTTTTGGAACTGCGTACTAAACTGTAAGTTGTAAATCCCAGCATAAGTAACTTTTAGCTGACTACTTGAAACCAAAGAACAACTATTAGAGTAGTCCA